GAAAAGTTTAAAGCATTGAAAACTGGACTTGTTGGAAATGTACCACTCATTAGACTAAAGCTTCCCTTCCTTGACTATTTAAAGCATCATTAATTAAATTAACTATAGTGCTTCTTCTATCAGTTAATAATTCATCTATTCCTCTAGCATCTACAGTGTTGATTGTGATATTCACATTAGTTGCAGAAGATTTCATTTGATTGTTGGGAACTACAGTGCCATTGGTATTAGGTACAAAAAGCTCAGCACCTCTCTCGCCAATTAAATAGGGTTTATTAGCCTGAACTGTTCCACCATTAGCTCTCCCAAAGATTCCACTAATAGCACCACCAATAGTGCTTAGAACATTAGTTGTTCCACCCATGCCACCAAATATTCTTTGTGTTGCTATAGCTAATTGTTGTCTAATAATAACAGAAGCCAAATCTCTAAGAACACTTCTGGCAAAATCTTTAAAGGATGCTTTTCCTGTCATCACAGCATCTGTCAAATAATCTGCAAAGTTAGTAAAGGTTCTAGCTGAAAACTCATCAAATCTTCCCAAGAAGTCTGTTGAATCTTTTATCACTGCATTAAATGCTGGAAATTTATCTTTGTTTAATTCATCAATTAATTGAGAATTATCTTTGTTTAATTGACCAAATCTCCCCAGCTCTGTGTTAGCTGTTGCATATCCATCAGATATAGCTTTTAAAATACGAGCTTCTTTTTCTTCTTTTTTAAAATTTTCGGCTAATTGTTTTGAATTTTGTGAGCCTAATTGTTTGAATCTTAATAATTCTGTATTGGTTTCTTCTAATGCACCTTTATAGAGCATTAAAGATTCTAATGATTTTTCTTCTGCTTCTCTAAAACCACTAAACCCTACTCCAGCAGTATTCAAATTATCTGCTAAAATATTTAAGTTTCTTCCAAAGGCACTTGTCGCAATATTAAATTGGTCTTTTAAACTTGTGTTAAAGATATCTAATATCTTATTAGTATCTCTTATCCCTTCTTCTACAGCATCAAAAAATGTAGTAAGTTTATCTTTTTTTTCTGAGACTCCATCTATTAACTGAGATAATCTTATTAAACTCTCAGCGAATAAATCAGAGAATCCACTGGCTTCATTAAATCGACCAGCAAGATTTAAAATACTATTTCCAACAGTAACAGTAGCCTGACCAATAGTTGGAGATAATTGACCAAACTGTGAATTAAGTTTTTCTGTATTGTTTAATAAGGCAGTCGCAATAACATCAGAAGTAATCTTACCTTCAGAACCTAATTTCTTTAGTTCTCCTCTAGTAACTCCTAATTGCTTTGCAAAGATATCTAATAAAGGTGGAATGTTTTCAGAAATACTTCTAAATTCATCACCTTGTAATCTTCCTGAAGCAAAAGCCTGAGATAACTGTAAGAGACCAGCAGATGCTTGAGCTGAGCCGACACCAGCAATCGCTATAACTTTATTAACATTCTCAGTAATCTGAACTAAGTCTTGCTGTCTTAAACTAAGGTTTTTAGCCTGTAAAGCTAACTTCTGATAAAGCTCTACTGTTTCTGCAAAACCACCTCGTGTTCTTTGAGCTACTTCAAATAACTTCTCTTGAACAAAAGAAAGTTCTTGAGTTGAGGTTGTAACTAATTTTAATCTGTTTTGTAAATTCTGATAAGCATTAGATAAATCTAAAAACTGTTTAATAACAACAGAACTCGCAACAGTGACTAGGATATTCTTAAAACTTAATAAGCTTTGTTTTGTGTTATCTGTATTCTTCTTAACACTATTAAAGGCTTGTTTAGTCCTATCATTTGCGAGGATATCTATTTGGATTTGTCTTGCCATTTTGTTTTTGTTTTTCCTGTGTTATTTCTAAATAAGCTAACCAATGCATAAACTCATCAACTGACATTTGTTCAATCTCAGATGCTGTTTTATGTAGTCTATCAGCTAGTGCGTAAATACAGAATAGCTCTGTGTCAGAATTTATTTTTTTTTTACTTCTTCGTGAGTAGATGGTGTAATGATTTCATTTGCGACTCTCGAGAGGACATCAGCATCAACACCATGCATCAAATCTAATTTGTCTTTTAAGGTAAACATGGGTTCACCTTGTTTATCCATAGCCTTCATAATAAGAACATCAGCTAGGACTGAAACATCAGATTCTGTAGTTGTTTTGAAAAGCTTTTTCTTTTCTGCTAGAGTGAAGGGTTTAGCATAAATACATTCATCACCTACTAAACCCCACTCAGGCACTTCAATTGTTTTTACTTCAAGAGATTTGAAATGCTCTTTTGCTTTATCAAGAACAGACATACAAAATTAATATATTAAACTGTTGTCTCTGTCAATGCTCCTGAACCTTGAAAGCTATACTCAGCTTCTACCATACCATCAAAACTAGAGTTGATAGTTTTGCCAGTTACTAATGCAGTACCTGAATAGTATGTATCACCTGAAGCATTTCCCTCAGGATATAGTTTTAAAGTTACTTCTGAACCAACATCAAATCCACCTTGACCATTAGTGTCGGTTTCATCCCAAAATGCTGATACTGTTGCTGTAAATTGTTTTAATCCAGCTTTATAGCTTCGGCTTGAGTCACCCATAGATGTATCTTCTATAGTGTCCATTACCTCATCTATCGAAAAGCTTCTTACTTCAGCTACCTGATTGGTGTCATTATAAACTACACCTTCGCTACCTGTATGTGTTGCCATTATTATTCATTCTCCTTTTGTATGTCATTTTCTTCTTTTAATACTTCCCAAACTGGGTCTTTCTTTTTAGACTTTTTGGGTTTTGGTTGGTCTTTCATTTCTGACCATCCATTATTAAGATACTTGGTTAAATGCTCAACAAATATCTCAATCTCGCTGTCTCCTTTATAGAGACGAATCCTATTGTTCATGTGTTACCCCTTATAAACTGATAAGTAACTCTGACAGTCATGTTTATTCCACCATAAGGGAAGATAGTTCCTTCATCTGAAGAAACCGCAATAATTTGAGTGTCAAGTGCATTACCATTTCTCGTTCTATCAGCATCTAGAGCTTCTTCGATAGCTTCTATTAACTGATTTCTTTTAGTGTCTATGTTTGTGTCAGTTCCTTTAACATAACCAACAACAACATAATCTATTCTACCTTCTCTCCTAGTTGAACCATCACCAATCGTGATATCTTCTCTTTCTTCGTCTCCTGAGGAGATATACACTGCTGGAAATTGCTGTTCAGAAATTTCATCAGGTTGAAAAGGCTCTCTTGTAATCTTCTTGAGTTCAACTGGACTGGTCATAGCATCTAATACTGTAATAATATTACTAGCTATGTTTTCTCTATTACTCATTTAAACTCCTAATTCTCTTAATAATCTATCTACAAATATTTCTGCTATCTTTACTTCATCTTTTCTACTAATAGCAAAGAATGGTCTTTTTTTGTCATTTCCTAATGCTTTAGTACCTTCGGCAGTTCTTGTAAAGAATATTCTACCTCTAGATGGTGAAGCTTCAATAGTCATAGCTCCAAGCATCTGACCAGTAAAGTTCAAGTCAGGTCTCAGGGGTCTGCCTGCTTGCCTTCTAAAGTCTGCGTATTCAGGTGTATAAGGAGCAAAGTTTCTCCCTTGAAAGTCTAATCCTTTAAGAGTTCTTCTTGAGATGTTCCCTCTTTGGAATTGTGATGCTTCTAATAGACTTTTCTTAAAAGCTGTTGGTTTTCTTGCTTTAAGTCTATCAAAGAATCTTTTAACTTGTTTGTCTTGTATCTTGACTTTAAGTTCCATCTATCTCACTAATCGCAGTGAATGGATAGCTTCCTTTTCATCATTTTGAATAATAGAATCTCCATCATCATCATAATTTACCCCATCAAATAAAATTTGTTGAAACTCTTTTTCAAATTTCTCTGAATAGTGTTTAATCATGACTTGGAATCTATCTTCCTGTCCTTCAGGATTAAATCTAGTTAGTTTAGGAAGTGCATATTCAGACAAGACTCTATAGACAGCACATCTGGTAAATTGAGATTCAGTTAATTTACTAGCATCCATTTCTTCAGGCACAAGTCTAGAGATATCTCTGTAGTCTCTGTTCTTGTATCTTTCCCACCAATCTATTCTTAATCTTCTTTCAATGTCTGATTGAGCCTTTGCATGTTCATCTGTAAATGCATTAATACCAAAGCTTAAAATATCAGGAACATATTCTTGAAGGTCGGAATCTGTGGACATAGCCATAATAATAAATCTCCTTTGTGAAACTGGTTAAAGAGGGGGAATAAATCCCCCTCAGGTTTAGTTATAATTATAATGCAGAGTCAGAAATTACTTTTACTCCATAAGCATCAACTAATTCAGCTACTCCCCATGTGGCAGTCGCTACATACTCAGTTAATCTTGCAGAAGCATTTCTATCTTCTTCAATTGTTAGACCCTTCTTAGATGCTACACCAAATGCTTTTGGTGAGAATACTGCACCGATAGAATCATCACTTGAGTCAATGCTGATAACTGCTGATTCAAATAATTGAACACCAGCAATCTGACCAACATAGCCAGTTCTTAAAGCTTCGTTACCGATATCTGATAGAGCAGATACAGAACCTGCGTTAGCAAGTGTTTTCTTTAGGTTGTAGATAGCTTTTGGGTGGAATACACCATAGAATGGAGATGGAGCATTATCAACTCTCAACTCAGCAACTGCTTTGAAGATTAAGTCAGCAGTTAATTCAGTTCCAGCAGAACCAACAGAAGTTGATAATCCTGTGAATAGACCTGTGATATCTTCGTCAGCTTTCTTCGCTACTGCTTCACCTAAGATTCTTCCAACATCTTGAGCAACATTTCTACCTGCTGATTCTCTCATTAGGTCAGAAATAGAAGCCATAACACCCTGCTCACTTGCAGTGATTGTTACTTCTGATGGGTTAATCGCAGTATTAGCAAGGTCTGAACCTTCAGCTACTGCTGATGCAGATACTGTTGGATAAATCGGAACTTGAACAGTTTTA